CACGTCTATCCGTAGTGTCGCCCATTCAAGGGCCGGTTAATATAACCTAGGTTGCACGCCCAAATATGGACGTGGCCAGACTATAGATGGATGTACGACGATAGCCGGTGTTACCCCGAACAATATCGGGAGCGACAGGAGGGTTCTCCTCCCACCAACGGCCTACTGAATCGCCTCTAGTATAAATACTATAGGTTGGATGTAGCCAATCCCCTGGTCTGCGCTTCTTCAGGCGCTTTGGGACCAAGGAATAGGTATCGAAAAAGCCTCCTTCCCATTTAGATCGCCGTGAGATCCGGTTACTACGTAAAGAATAGGACCCTAAAAGGTGCCCATCCCCGTAGCCATCTGGACCGTAGAGACGATTTAGCGGAAACGTCCAGTCATGGATGATAGCTGCAAGCTCGCGCTCACAGTTTCTCATAGCCCAATTATGGAACGAATAGAGGCTCTGATCACTTATCTTGTTCTTAAGATAAAATGGTCGAACATCATTCCCTAGGAACCAATCAGCTCCGCAGGACTCTCGGAATGGTCCTTCCCAGTATGACTTCTCGGTGTTAACCTCGAAGCCGTACCAGTCAAGGACTTCTTGAAGATCCTGCGTCAAATGCGAAGGGATAATAATATCATCCCCGTACACGCTGATGTCTCGAGTGTCCCAACCAGAAGCAACACACACTCCGTAAACAAGTCCGTAAAAAATTAAGGACTCAAGTTCGAAGGTGTATCCATTACCCATGCTACTCCATTTGTGGAGCTCATGAGTTTGGTTGTGACGTATTACTTCACCCGTTCTGAATCGACCAAGGAGGTCAACCCAATCCGGTGGTAATAGCTCAAAGACCGTTGCGATAGAAACCGTATCACTAGCATTGCTGAGGTCAATAGTGGCTAAAGAGCCATCCACTGAACCTCGTTGAGCAAGCAGTCGATTGCGGCTTTGATCTCGCAAACTGAGGTTGCATTTGCGCTTCAGACGGTCCCTTATGTAGCCACCAATACCTTTCTGGGCAAGCCCATTAAGTATCGGCTCGACGACAATAGGACGCTTTGTCTTAACGCTCTTCGGGACGAAGGTAAGCTTACCAGCGCCAACCTGAACCAACACCTCAAAGAAGGAGTCATAACTCGGCTCGGTCTCGTTAAAGACGAGCTTCGTCATTTCCAAACCTTTAGTGCTGTACTGTTCGGTCAGATGAGGGAATTCTGCTAAAAATTCTCCTACGCTGGCTAACATGTCTTCACTACAAACTGGGCTGGCGTCTAGCTTTGCGCAAGCATTAGCTTCGACGCTTTTGACGTTAGTCGTAGCCCCAGGCCCAAAAGCAAACGATAAGTCTGCCAAGAGGGGAACTTCACCTAAGACATCACTGATTTTACGTACAGCGTAATGAGATATTACACTGACGCGACCCGAGGGTCGGGTGGTTTCTAAGCGAAGGTTAGTCTCCTGGCATCGTTGCTCTGCCTTCAAGAAGTTTCGATAACCAACTTGCTCCATGTTAGCGCCATATCCAAACCAGTCATCTTCTTGTTTAGAGAAGAGGGCCTGAATCTGGCGTGTTGCACGGAGATCGTCAATACTCGAAACGCTCTTATAGTCGATTTTAAAATCGACAACGGATTTGAAATCCCCAGAATCTACCCAGCTGGAAAGCTGAGCAGCCATGGGTCCGTTTTTAGCAAGGGCGGTAGAGACTTCTCGCATGAACACCAATGTGTCCACCGAGCTGCGGCGTTGTATCCAATCCATAAGTTACTTATCCTTACAGTAATCCGGCGTTACGCCGGTGGAGTTTATATCAGGTAAGCACCAAACTTATTAGTTCGGTACCACAAGCTGACCGAAGAACAGCGGACCTGGAAGCGTCGAAGCTTTCCATGCGTCTGCTGCGCTCGCCTGGCTAAGAACGCCAGTTGCAGTAGTGCTAGAAGCACCCTGCAGAATGCCAGCCATCATCTTTGCCGTATTATAACGGTCCGCATTCGTGGAACGTGCGTCAGCAAACATCGTCAAGATGCCTGTAGTGACGTAAGCAACACGAGGCGGGGCTACGTAGCCCGCAGATGTACCAGAAGCGCCAAGAGTCTCCATTGTGGGGACTTCGAGCTTCATCGTCAGCTTATACGCGCCACTTTTGACCTTCTCGCTGCTCATCCAGAGTCGGATTTGCCCATCCAAAGGCACACCCGAAACGGAGCCTCTCCAAAAAGGAAAAGGAGTATCAGCGATAGGGATCAAGGTCTGTTCGACCAGTGGATTGGCGTCATCCTTAACAAGGATGTTTGTCATTGCGGCCATTTCGGCCTCCTAAAGTAAAGGTTAACAAAGGAGCAAATAGGGTTTTATATCAGACCCATTAACTGAAAGCTTGATGTGCTAGGGCGATCGCATTAAAGATTCTTTTTCCACCAAGACCTTGAGTAAAGGTCGGAAGTGGCGGGTTGATAGCCGTTGAAGGCGTTCTCAACACGGTGATCTGTTTTGCATCGCGGTGTGTAATCGATGACAATTGGTACTGAATAAGACCTCTGTCAACGAAGTTCAAACCATCCCTAGTTGTTGTAGTAGTTGTGAGGAATTTACCAACGAGCGCCGGAATGGCGTTCATGGTTTCCAGGTATGTCCCAATTGGGATAAACCAATCCACAACAAACGAATATGGGATTATTTCCCATGCCACAGAATAAGGGTCAGTAAGACCCAAAGATCTCGCGGCAGACATCTGTTCATATTGATTGAACAGTATCTGTCGTTTGATTTTATTATTATAGCTGTACTGGAGAGGTCCAGACTGAGCTTTCTGTGTTTTCGCTACTGCCTGCATAGTGACCTTGTACATTTTAGCACGAGGGCCTGCGGTTAAAGCCGCATACGCCTTCGTAGCTTCATATGTATCCCCAAGGAGGGGCAGCCAACCATACTGGAGTTCAAGCCATCGGCCAGAGACATCCTTGGTATTTAACCGAGATGTGCGAGGTCTGGCACCGAGCTGACGTGCAGCGGTGGCGAAATCGCCATGCTTCAACGCCCGAACGGATTTAGATAACTTCACTAAGGTACTGGAGACCATAGATACGACCTGGTTGCTCTGAGCGACATTAACCGCAAGGTTAAAATCGTGATCCTTGACCTTGGCTGCTAGCTTTGCTAACAGCTTTAGCTGATCATTAGAACTAAAGGAGGCATCAGGACCACCAAGGCTTGAAGCCGAGGAGGATGGTCCGACGGATATGAAGTGCTTAGGGGTATCAGTTGGGTAGTTATCCCAAAATTTACCTTGCCACTTTTCATTACCCATGTGACTTATGTTGATAGTGGCAGAATAGGCATTCCATTTTGCCATTTTTCGACCAGCGATAGTGGTAGTTTTACCATCACCGCCGCTCCAGGTCCGTTTGAAACGGTAACCTGAAGGATGAGTCGACACATTGGGGTCACCCCCAATCTGAATAGTACCTGATGTCATTGTGCTTCACGGAGAGGTTGAAGTAGGTCATTCAAAATCAGGACGGTACGTACCGCACCCTGACCGAGAAATAGAACTGCGGCGGTTATCACAACGATAACTGCTTTGTTCACCCATTTTTGTGGGGCTTGCTTCATAATTTATCACCTCCTCGCCTGGTACAATGTTTCAACTACTGCAACCTTACGGTAAACAGTAGCCTCCAGCTATCACTGCCCGCAGTTATCTCTAACTGCATAAGATCAAGCTCGTTAAGTAACGCATCCACCGAGTCAAGGCGATTAGGCCTAAGTGGATTGATCAAGGCGTTCCAATCAAAGTCTCGTAACTCCCAATCAAGGGGTGGGAACTTTTTCATGGAGGTGGCCTATAGCGTTAAGTGAAGGGGACCTATTGCGAAATAGGACCGCGGATTACAAACCCGCAGAAGAGGACCCCAAAGGGGG